AATTATTACATTACCACTAGATGCAGGTGCAGGTGGACAAAGCTATGCTAAAACACTGCAAGCTAAATTAGCTGAGTTTGGTTTTACTGTAAGGTTAGTTAAACCTAAAGCAAATAAGGTGCTACGTTTCGGTGCTTTTGCTGCTATGGCGGAAGCAGGTTATGTTCAGTATGTGAGTGACGAAGGTTACTCTGTAGAAGAGCAATGGAATACCAGTTACTTAAACGAGCTAGAGCAATTCGATGGTGGTAGGAAAGGGCACGATGACATGGTCGATTCGACCTCTGATGCGTTCAATCACATCAGCAGACAAATGGTGCTACCATCTTTCAACCTGACTTCATTTACACAAGCTAACCCATTCAATAGAGATTTTTAATGCAAGGAATAAAACATGAGTGAAACAGTAGGTGTTAGTACGCCTGTAGATGTTACCAAAGCATCGAAAGAATCTCTAAGCTTTACGATTCAACAATTAGGTTACACAGGTTTAAGAGTTAGCAATGGACAGATCAACGAAGAATTAAAACGAGAGTTACAGTTCCCTCAAAGTATCTTAACGTACAAGCAAATGGGTTATGATTCTACAGTAGCTTCAGCTTTGAACTACTATGAACACATGATGCTTAAAGCTAACTTTGAAGTTAAACCACACCATCAAGCAAGTGAAGAAGAACAAGCTTATGCTAACTTCATTCGTGAGTGCTTATTTGAAGATATGGATGGTCAATCTTGGCAAGACTTCATTCAAGAAGTTGCTAGTATGAATAAGTATGGTTTCTGTGTGAATGAAATTGTATTACGAAAGCGATTACACTCCAAAGGAAGCTTGTTCAATGATGGTAAGATTGGCATTAGAAAATTACCTATCCGTTCTCAAGATAGTATTTCTAAATGGAATTATGACGAAGAACAAAATCTTATTGGTTTAACTCAAACAGTAGCTAAGACAGGTAAACGTGGACAAGTATTGCTTTCATCTAAAGGTGAAGAAATTACAATTCCACGTAAGAAGTTTTTGTTATTCCGTTTAGGTAAGAATAAAGATTCACCTGTCGGTGATTCACCTCTTAAAGCTTGTTACTACTCATGGAAGTATAAGACTGCTGTAGAAGAACTTGAAAGCGTAGGCTTAAACCGTGATCTTTCAGGCGTTCCTGTTGCGTGGATTCCACCGCAAATTATGGCAGAAGATGCCGATGAAACCACTAAAGCCCAATATAATGAGTGGAAGAACATTGTTCGTAACATCCAACAAAACCAACAATCAGGTATGGTGCTACCACTAGCTTACGATGAAACAACAAAACAACCTCTGTTTAAGTTTGAGTTGTTAAAGAACGAAGGTGGTAAAGCTTATGACACAACAAACATTAAGCAATACTACAGTAACGCTATCCTTACAGCTTTAAGTGCTGATCTTTTAATTATGGGGCAAGGTAGTACAGGTAGTTATGCTCTAGGTAACATCAAGAACAGCCTATCTGCTATCGCTATTGAATCAAAACTGAAAGAGATTTGTAACGTAGTAAATCATCACCTAATCCCTTTAATTGCTCGTATGAACGGTTGGGAGATGACACGATTACCTTTCATTGCTGTTGACGATCTTGAATCTGTTTCATTAGAGGAAACATCAAAATTCTTACAGCGTGTTGGTAGTATTGGCATCTTACCTAAGACTCTTCCTGTTGTTAATCGTGTACTCAATCTAATTGGTTTAGATGCTTTACCTGAAGATGCAGATTTGTCAGAGTTATTGACGGACAATACAAGTAAAGCAGGACAAGAGTTAGACAATCCTTTAGAGGGAAGTCGAAGAACAGCTAGTACAGGTAATGATAACGACAACAACTTAGATAACGCAGGGTAGCAATATGAAATTGCATGGTAACTTACCTTTGCTAAACAATAAACAAAAGTAATGATAAAAGCTTATATTTATAAAAATATTTAATTAAAGTATTTACAAATAAAATTCTTGGTTATATAATACAGCTATGAGCAACATTGATTGCAATACATAATAAATATAAGCTTACTCAACTACAATAATAAGGGTAAGTATGTCCACATTAAAAACTTTTCAAACAAAAAAGATTATAAAATCTTTTAACGAAGAAAAAAGGCTTGCAACATTCTTAGTATTAGAACCTCAAGATGATGATTTCACAACAACAGACTTGCATGAAGATTGGTATGATGCAGATGTTGTTGAAGATGCTTGTCATGGTTTTAACAGGTTTTGTCGCAAAGCAAATCTTTTCCATTTAGTTGATACAACATCATTTGAGTTTATTGAATCTTATATCACTAAAGCCGATATGACAATTGGTGAAACATTTATCAAGAAAGGAAGTTGGTTAGCAACTATACACGTGTCAGAAACTCCTAGTGGTGATCTTGTTTGGGAAGCCATTAAGAGTGGAGAGTTTAACGGTCTGAGTGTTCAATGCGAAGGCTTTGTATCTGAAATTGAATAAACAGATTGGAGAATATAATGACAACTGTAAAAACAAAAGCAAAACGTAAGATTTCTAAATTTAACTTTGAAGCAGAAGGAAGTGCTGTAGCTTTAGTGAGTGCCTCACAAGGTGGTGCTGCAAATTCTTTTAAAACTTTAGTAATTAAATCTGCTGACAAGTATTCCAAAGAGTTTATTGAGAAAGCTCAGAAAGTTCAAGTAGTGATGGAGTTTGATGACTTCTTACAAAAATTCTTTGATATGTGGAAAGAGGATGCAAAGATTCTAACCTCAATCTTAGGGTTTGGTGATGAGGGAATGGACTCAGAAAGTGAATCAGATGATCTTGGTGTGTATAACGATGATTACTTCTATGAGTGGTTTGATGAGAAACTAGCAGAAGAAGGTGCAACCTATCGCAGTCCAACAGAAGAAGATAAATTAGCTTGGTTAGAATATCGTAAACAAGGTATTACATTAGTTAAGTCTCTTGCTGAAACAGATAACAAATTAGAAATGTTAGCAGCTTTATCAGAAAAAGATTATTGGTCTGTTATTAATGAACAGAAGCTTTTTGAGAAAGCATTAAAACAAAAAGATTTAAGTGGCGGTGAGCCAACAACCCCTGTTGTTGAAACAGGGAAAATAAGTAAAAAGGCTAAACCAGCCGTTCACAATCAAGAGGAAAATCCAATGTCAGGAACTAACCCTGAAACTAACGTAGAAGATGCAGTAGCTTTGAAAAAGGCACTTGATGATCAGAAAGTCGAACTACAAAAAGCTTTAGAAGCTGTTGAGTTATTCAAAGCTAAAGAAAAAGAAGCTGTTGAGAAAGCTCGTGAAGCTGAAGTAGTTGCTGCTGTAGTTGATGTAGATGCTTCTGCTAAACTATTCAAAGCTGTTAAAGACTTAGATGCTGAAGCATTTAAAGATGTAGTAGATGTTGTTAAAGCTCTTACTGCTAAAGTAGATGAATCAGAAATGTTTAAAGAGAAAGGTTCACCAGAGGAAGGCGTTAAAGTTGCTAAATCTGCTGTTCAAGCTGAACTAGATAAATTACTTAAAAAAGCATAATAAGAGGATTATAATAAATGACAATTATTGCACAAGACACCGCACGTTATTCAGATGTAGTTAAATACGAAAGTGAACCAGATTTAGCCCTTACTCGTGAAATTGTTGTAGTCAACGATACCGCTAAAACCCTTACACTTGGTATGTTACTTGGTAAAGTAACTCTTACTGGTAAATATAAAGAATCTGTACAAACTGCAACTGATGGTTCAGAAGCTCCTGTAGCTGTTGTTGTTGGTAAGGACTTGCACAACCTAAGTGTTGCTGTCCCTGCTACCACTGATACTAAAGTATTGGCTATTGTACGTGGTGAAGCTATTGTACGTAAGACTGGTTTGAAACCACACAGCTCTTTCAACGATGCAACTAAACTTGCTGCTGCTTACGCTTCTTTAGCTACTAAAGTAATTTTAGCTAACGACTCTATCTAATAAGAATAATAAAGGACAAAAATAGAATGATTATTCGTGACTATGGTAACGGTTTTAAAGTTACCGACTTAACAGAAGAACTTGTATCAATTCCTAACGAATATGGTCTAATCAACCAACTCGGTATCTTTGACGTAGAGCCTGTATCTCAACATACAGTAACTTTTGAAGCATCTGATCGTGTTATTGGTCTTATTGGTGATAAAGTACGTGGTGAGCGTAACAACGTATCTAAAGACGGTAAACGTGTTATGCGTTCATACGCAATTCCGCACTTCCCTCTTGATGACTACATTACTCCACAAGATGTTCAAGGTCAACGTGCTTATGGTGAAGAAGGTGTAGAGCGTTTAGCGTCAGTTCAAGCTCGTAAGCTAACTACTATTCGTAAATCACATGCAGCTACATTAGAAACTGCCCGTGCTAAGATGATTACTTCAGGTGACATTTATGCTCCTAACGGTACTGTAGTTGGTAACGTATATACTGACTTTGGCGTTACTCGTAAACAAGTAGCAATGGACTTAACTAATGCTGCTACTGATGTACTTGGCAAACAGCGTGAAATCGTAGACCATATCCAAGACAACATCATGAGTGGTGAAACACCATCTGAGATTATTGCTCTTTGCTCTCCATCTTACTTTGATGCGTATATCTCTCAAGCAGGTGTTAAAGAAGCGTACAAGTTCTACACTTCTACACAAGAACCTTTACGTAACGGTAACTGGTCTCAATTCCGTCATGGCGACATCACTTTGTTACGCTATAATGGTAAGTTCAAAGATGCTTCAGGTGTATCACAAGCTCTTATTCCAGATGGTGATGCTTACTACCTGCCACTAGATACTTCGGATACTTTCAAAACTTACTTCTCTCCTGCTAACAAGTTTGACCTTGCTAATACATTAGGTGAAAGTGGATACCTATTCGTTTACGAAGATGGCAAAGGCTCTAAGATTGAAATTGAATCAGAGATGAACACTCTTAATTTGATGCGTAGACCTCAATGTGTCGTCCGTGCAGTCAAAGGTGCTAGCGTATAACCAATACTGAAAAGTATTAATACCGTGTAAATCGAAGCTTGACTTTGGTTTACACTAATATTAATATAATAAACAAAGGAAATAATAATAATGGCATTAACATTAGTCCAAGAAGTGAGATTAAACGTAGGTTTAATTGGTAATGCCTATGACCTACTTTCTGATGAAGAAATTACTTACTACTTAGAAAAGAATAAAAACAATATTCGTAGAGCAAGTTTAGATTGTGGTAAGACTGTATTATTCATCCTATCTCAATTAACACACACTAAAGCAGACGTTCTTGAATCGTGGGATCATGATTGGTTTAATAACTATTATAAAACATTGCAAATGTATTTGAATGATCCTAACTTTAGTTTCGCTATCAATGGTGCAATGCCTTATGCGGGTGGAATTAGCGTAGCAGATATTCGAGCTAACGTAGAAAACTACGATAACTTGGTTGTTGATGTAGATGCAGGTATTCCTACAGACGGTGATGTTAGTTGTACAAACAATACAAACCAACAAGTGTTTAAGAGATTTTCTAATACTTTTTAAACCTTTTAAAATCTAACACTTTAAGGTAGTGAATATGGATTTACAATCTAACCGTTTCAAATCAGGTGCAAAACGCTTGATTGATAAACATGGTAAGACACGAGTTTACAAGAGTATTGGTAGTGAAACATATAACCATGAAACT